CCAAAACCCATATCCATATCAAAAAGTACATCATCCACATTACCACTGTATGTATCAACATCAAACGTGAGTAGCGAACGTGTGTGTACGTTTTCTTTATTTCTGTAATTACCATTGAAAGTACCGCCTACAAAATAACCGTTATCTTCTTTGCTCTCACCTACCTTATGTTTAGACAATGTTGAAACAATCTTTTCCCATGAACAACGGTGCCGAGACACCGTTGCCTCTATCCTTTTGCCTTTACTTATATTATATAGTTGCATAATTATCTATCATCTTCTAATATTGGCATGTCTACGGCTTTTATTTTCCCCTCCGTAAGTCTTTCTATTTGTATAGCTCTCCGTGCAGGAATAGCATTAATAGCGCGCCAATTGCTAATGGCCTGTCGGGTTACACCCAGTCTCAAAGCCAATTTATTTTGGTTGGTGAAATGTTTAAAAATCTCATCTACATCGGTAATCATGTCTTGACATCCTTTTGTTATTTGGTTAATGTATGTTCAGTTTTCGTGAACACTATAACTTAATTAAACAAAAAAAGGAAATATAAAATGTCATTAGAAAATAAAATAGAACAATTAACCCTTGCTGTAGAAGCATTGATATTGGTTTTGGAAAATAAGAATGCTTCAGAGCAAGTGACCGAACAAGTAGTAGAACAAGTAATCGAGCAAGTAGTAGAAACAGCTGTTGTTATAGAAGAAAAAGCAGCTACTGTAACTGCTCAAGATGTAAAAGACTTGTGCTTAAAGATATCTCGTGAAAATCCTGAGAAATACAAACCTCTTATTAAAGATCTCATCTCTAGTTACGGAGCGACAACCGTCGGTCAAGTTAAAGTTGAAGAGCTAGCTTCCTTACACGCTGATTTATTAGGATTATAGCTATGAATCAAACCGTAATAGATATTATTGGGACAATTTCCGTTATAGCTGTGACATTGATCGCGACATGTGGAGCAGTGTTATTTGTAAGGATAGTGTATAGACTCTTATTAGATGAATGGGATTTACGAAAATGAGCGAAGAAACAGCACATGCTAAACTAAGCGCATCGGGATCTTCTATTTGGATAAACTGTCCTGGTAGCATCAAAGCGCAAGAAAACTACACTAATACATCAAGTTCTGCATCTGAAGAAGGAACAGCGGCACATGAGCTTGCTGAACTATGTCTAACACATGGAGCAGACCCAAGTACCTTTGTGGGCACGTTATCGCCAAGCAATTTTAAAATACTTATTGATAAAGAGATGGCGGAGCATGTGCAATCGTACATAGATATCATTAACTCGGTTGTGGGTACTAAGTTTTATGAGCAACGGGTTGACTTTTCGGATTATGCTTTAGGTGGTTTCGGTACTGCCGATTGTATAGTTATTAATGACGATGACCGCGTCCTTAGCATAATAGATCTTAAATATGGTAAAGGTCATAGGGTTGAAGCTTACCACAACACTCAGCTCCAGCTTTATGCACTAGGTGCATTAGCAGATTACGGTCATATCTATGAGTTCGATACAGTAAACTTAATCATTGCACAACCAAGATTAGATAACATAGGCGAATGGTCAACTACTCCAACAGAACTCTATAAGTTCGGAGAATTTGTAAAACACCAAGCAGAATTAGCCCTATCGGATGATGCCCCTCGTGTGCCGGGCGAATCTCAATGCCAATGGTGTAGAGCAAAACATAAATGTCCTGAACTTTACCAGCTTACTTCAGATACTCTAATGAGTGATTTTGATAATTGCGATCTCAAGCAGGTCAATACATTATCGGATGCTCAGTTGAAGAAAGCGTTGGATAATAGTAAATTGATTACCTCATGGTTAGATGCTATTGAATCTTACGTAAGAGATAAGATTAACAACGGTGATGAGTTTGTGGGTTATAAGATGGTGGCTGGACGCTCTAGCAGAAGTTGGAGCAATGAAGAAGACGCTGTGAAAGTGTTATCTGAAGCCTATTCTAAAGAAGAACTTTATGAAGAATCTTTTATCACAGTCGCCAAAGCCGAGAAGTTATTAGGTAAAAAGAACATGGGTTTATTGAACGATCTTGTAGTGAAGAAAGATGGTAAGCCAACCTTAGTACCCAACAACGATAAACGCATATCTATTAAGATATCTGCTAATGATTTTGATTGAATAAATAACAAAATAAAAGTTGACAACCACTAATAAGTCAAGTTAAGATGAACATGCCAATTAAGGCAAACACTTTAAATTTTAAAATAAAAGGATAAAATACAATGTCAAAATTAAAAATCAATAATGTTAGATTATCTTTCCCTTCTTTGTTCAAGAAGGCTGTTTTTAACGGCACTGAAACAAAATATGAAGCAACGTTTCTTTTCCCTAAAGATGGAGCAGTACATAAAGAAGTACAAAAAGCAATTGATGGTTTCATTAAAGAGAAATTTGCTGAAAAACCCCCTAAAGGTCTAAAGGTTACCTGCTTAACTGACGGTGATGAGAAAGACTATTTAGGTTACGAAGGTAACATGGCGCTTAAAGCAGGTAACGGTAAACGCTTTTTAATCATTGATAGCGACAAAACACCTTTGAGTGAAGACGACAACCGTCTTTATGCAGGTTGCTATGTAAATGCTATCGTTGAGTTCTGGTTCTCAGATCATCCTTTGGGTGGTAAACAAATCTTAGGTACACTATTAGGTGTACAGTTCTTTAAAGATGGCGAACCATTCTCTGACGGTGTTGGCGCTTCTCTTGATGACTTTGATGAAGTTGATGAGTTCTAATTAGAACTACTTAGTTCTAACATCTATTACTAAGCCGGTGTAATACCGGCTTTTTTATTACTTAAATAGGCTACCCCTATGGCAATCGTAATTGATGTTGAGTGTTATAAAAATTTCTTTTTATTCTATGCACTTAACACTAAAACAAGAACCACACGCATTATCCCTATGTATGAAGGCTGTCCTTTAGATGAGGATTTATTGCGAGCTACCATGCAGTTGGAAACCGTTAGCTTTAACGGTCTTAAATATGATCTTGCTATCATATCTGCTGCATTATCGGGTTGGGATTGTGCTCGATTACACAAGCTTTCTAACGACATTATCCAGAGCAAACTTCCGATATATAAAGTTTTACAAAACCATAAGCTCAAACTTCCCTATTACAATCACATCGATCTTATTGAAGTAGCTATAGGTCAAGCTTCGCTCAAGATTTACGGTGGACGTTTGAATGCTCAGAAGATGCAAGATTTACCAATCGATCCCCAGTCCTTTATATCACCAGAGCAACGCGAAATACTCACTAAATATTGTTATAACGATTTAGAGCTCACAGAACTTTTATACAATAAATTATTGGCTCAAATAGAATTGCGTAGATCTATGTCTAAACAATATGGTATGGATTTAAAATCAAAATCAGATGCACAAATAGCTGAAGCGGTAATTAAATCAGAACTATCTGCTATTACTGAGCAGATGTATAAGCCCAGAACATTCCCTCCAGGGTATATTTTCTATTATAAAAACCCTAAGATCATCTTCTTTCACACCGATCAACTGACGGATGTGTTTAATAAACTGCTAAAAGAACCGTTTCAATTGTCTGAATCCGGCTCTGTGCAAATGCCAGTGTGGTTAGCTAAGCAAAAGATCCGTATAGGTACTACTGATTATCAAATGGGGATAGGTGGATTACATAGCTGCGAGAAAGGACAATACATAGAGTCTAAAAACAAATATTTACTTAGCGATTATGATGTAACTTCTTTCTATCCAAGTATCATTCTACAACAGGAACTTTATCCGGAGTCTATGGGGGAGGAGTTCTTAGCTTTATATCAATCTATTGTAGATCGTAGGATTGTAGCCAAGAAGAATAAAGATGATGTTGAAGCTAATACCTTAAAGATTGTGTTAAATGGATCTTACGGAAAATTTGGTAGTAAATACAGTGGGTTATACTCACCCGAACTATTGTTACAAACCACCCTAACTGGGCAATTATCCCTGCTCATGCTAATCGAAACGCTGGAAGCAAACGGAATAAAAGTTATCTCAGCCAATACAGACGGTATTGTGACGTACTACTATGAAGATAAACGGGAGTTATTAGAGCAATTATTATTCGACTGGGAGCTAGATACCTCATATAACTTAGAAGAAACGGTCTACCAAGCAATCGCTTCACGAGATGTGAACAATTACATAGCTATCAAAACTGACGGTAAAGTAAAAGGTAAAGGTTGTTTTGCCGATCCTTCTTTATCTAAGAATCCTGACGGACAGATCATCTATGAAGCAGTTATTACTAAAGTATCTAAAGGTATTCCTTTAAGAAAAACAATCACTGAGTGTACTGACATTACTAAATTTGTTACGGTACGTACGGTCAATGGTGGAGCAGTGATAGGTGATAAATATTTAGGTAAAGCCATCAGGTTCTATCATTCAAACAGTACTGAATTGACAGACGCTACTATAAACTACGCTAAGAATGGTAATAAAGTACCTAACTCACAAAGCTGTAGACCACTAATGGATCTACCTGAGAAGTTCCCCAGCGATGTGGACTATAGTTATTACTACGACAAAGCTAAAGAACTACTTGCTGACATAGGATATAAAAATGCTTGAGAAAACAATAGAAACTGCATTAGTTAAAAAGGTGAAAGGGTTAGGGGGGATGTGCGAAAAGTTTACATCACCAGCAAGACGTTTTGTTCCGGATCGCATCATTACGCTACCAGAGGGTCAGATCATCTTTGTTGAATGTAAAGCGCCTGGTGAAAAACCGACGAAAGGTCAGGAAAGAGATCATGGTAGACGCAGAGTGTTAGGTTGTGATGTTAGAGTCATTGATTCATTAGAACAAGTAGAGAGGTTTCCAGAGTGCTAGATAGACCTGATTTGCATGAATACCAAAATAGAGGTGTTGAATTTATAAAGAGTGAAGGAAGAGTATTTCTTATGCTAGCTATGGGTATGGGGAAAAGTTCTATCACTCTAACGGCTGTCTCAGATTTACTTGATAGCTTTAGTGTGAATAAAGTATTGATTGTAGCACCACTTAGAGTAGCTAATTCAGTGTGGAGACAAGAAGCTAAGAAGTGGAAGCATTTAAAGCACATGAAATTCCAACTTTGTATTGGGGATCAGAAAACTCGCCTTAAAGCGCTTCATCATGATAGTGAGATATACATTATTAATCGGGAAAACATAACGTGGTTAGTAGATCATTACGGTAAGAAATGGCCTTTTGATATGTTAGTAATTGATGAGTCATCATCTTTTAAATCAGCCAGCTCTAAACGCTTTAAATCATTGAAGAAAGTTTTACATTTTACCGATAACATTGTGTTGCTGACAGGGACACCATCTCCTAACGGACTACTTGATCTATGGTCTCAGGCGTACTTAATCGATTATGGACAGTCTTTAGGTAAAACTATGAGCGCTTATAAACAACGATTCTTTGAATCAGATTACATGGGTTATTCGTTTAAACCAAAAGCTTCATCACAAGCTATCATTGAAAACCTTATGAGATCATATACGCTATCAATGCAAGCAGAAGATTATCTTGAGCTTCCTGATCGTATAGACCTGATTGAAAGTATTGATTTAACACCCGCTGTATTAGCTCAGTATAAAGAGTTTGAGAAGAACTTGTTTATGGAGGTGGATAAAGAAACCATTGAGGCAATTAACGCAGCTGTTCTTGCAAATAAGATGATCCAGTTTTCGAATGGGGCAATGTACACCGACATTTACAAAAATTGGATTGAGATTCACACTGCAAAAATCGATGCTCTCGCTGAGATAATAGAATTAAATGATGAGCCCATATTAGTGGCCTATAACTTTAAGAGTGATTTAGAAAGGTTGCAATTAAATTTTCCTACAGGTGTTGTTTTAGATACGGATGACGAAACAATTAGACGATGGAATAAAGGCCAAACCAAATTACTTTTTGCACATCCTCAGTCAGCTTCGCATGGTCTTAACCTGCAGCATGGTGGATCCTTAGTAGTATGGTTTTCACTTAATTGGAATCTTGAATATTATCAACAGTTTAATGCTCGTCTACATAGGCAGGGTCAAACAAAACCTGTAAGAATAGTACATCTTGTTGTTAACGATACTATAGACGAACGAGTCATCAAAGTGTTAGGTGAAAAAGATGCTACCCAGGCGAGTTTGATGAAAGCTTTAAAATAATTGTACATGACCGCTTGACATTATTATTTTTCTAATTTAATATTATCACAAGTTCTGAGAAAACCGTTCAAAGCTATCTTGGAACTTATTAATATTAAACTAACCGAGGGTAATATGATGTCAATGACCGCAACACAAATAGAAAGAAAAATCAAAGAACTTAAAGAACAAAACCCTTTTGTTCCTACTAGCCCTTGGTATGAATATTGGCTAACCAAAAACGGGTATTTTACTTATTTAATTATGTTAGAAAAGAAAGGAGGCTAAGATGCCATTATTTACTGAATTTCATATTTATGGTTTAAATCTTTATATAGAATTTCACATTGGTGTAGATGAAACAGAATATATAATCAATGAAGTCATACTAGCCGATTCAAATATAAATATTTTAGACATATTGTCAGAAGAAGTAATTATCAAAATTGAAAATCATATTGGTGAAAACTTAGATGATATTATTTCTTACAATGACGATGGGGGAGTTTACTAATGGGTATGGATGATATAGAAACCACAGTAGTATTAAACGGTGTAGACGTTAATGTGGTCTATAACTACGAACCACGTTACATTAATCCTGAGTACGCTTATGGCTGTACTGATGAAGTAATCGAGATACAAACCATTACTTATGGTGAACTTGAGTTATTGCCTTTATTAAAAAAAGAAGAACTGGATGATGTAGAAAGCCAGTTAAGTGACCAGATGTGTGATTATTACGTTAATAAGCGTGATGAAGAATTTTACGAGAGTTAATCTCCTGTCCGCCACTCCGAAGGTGGCACATTCCATGACCCTATTAAGTTAGGGTCTTTTTTAATAATTAATAAAAAGGTATAAAAATGAATATTGATAATTTAACGTATGGTGAATTTAAAGAAGTAGCAAAGTTGTTTAATAGTGCTAGTGTTGAAGAAAAAACATTAAACACTTTTATAGGTATGAAAGTAATAGTCAGAACCTATTCCGCGGGGGTTTGGTTTGGCACAATTGAAGAAAAAAGCAAGGACGAAGTTATTATTTCAAACGCGAGACGGTTGTGGAAGTGGCACGCAAAAGAAGGCATAAGCCTTTCTGGAGTGGCAAATTTTGGTATACAAGACAAAGAATCAAGAATAGAAACAGCAGTTGCTTCAGTATGGTTACAAGCGATTGAATTAATACCTTGCACGTCAGAAAGTATTAAATCAATTGAGGATGCAAAAGATGCCACTACTTAATAAAGATATAAATAATACAAATGGCTCAGGCTTAGGCTTACTCTCAGGTTTAGGCTTAGGCTCAGGCTCAGGCTCAGGCTTAGGCTCAGGCTCAGGCTCAGGCTTAGGCTCAGGAGATGGCGAGGGCTCAGGCTTAGGCTTAATCTCAGGCTTAGGCTCAGGCTTAGGCTTAATCTCAGGTTTAGGCTTAGGCTCAGGCTCAGGAGATGGCGAGGGCTCAGGCGATGGCTCAGGCTATGGTTATGGCGAGGGCGATGGGCTATAGCCATCGTGGTGGATAATTAAATTCGCTGGCGCACCACCCCTCAATAGGACGAGTTGCCAAGGACGACAGAGTAAAGGCCATGTTTCTGAGCCTGAAGTAGTATTGATGCTTAACCACTGTCCCAGCAAATTAATTTCTAGCAGTGGAAATAAGATAAGTCGTGGTGCTAAATATAAACGATTAATCAATACAGAAACAACGACAAGGCCTGAAGTCGTAGGACAGCGGATACGCAGTCGAAGATGGCACTATTAAGGATAACCATTTACCAGAAGTCTTACTCTTACCGCCTCTCACAGAAGCGCACCGCATAGAGTCAGCAGGACGGCCATAAGTGGTTATCACCTAATAGTTATTAACAGCAGAGGGTAATATGAAATTAAAAGAATGGTTTAGGGTTTTGCCAGAGGCTTCAATAGAAGAAGCTATCAAGCAGGCTAAAGAGAATATGAAGTTATCTAACAACATGCTTTTGTTAGCTAGACGTGAACTAAAAAGAAGAAAAAAACAGGAGGCAAAATGCGAGCTTTAACCGTAATGATGGCAGTTATATTAATACTGCAAATGGGTACATTAGCTTATGGCTTGTATGAACTCTATAACGCTAAACAAAGACCAGTTGTGGTGGATTGTGCTGATCTTAACATGGCATTAGTTGATGAGAGGGGGGAGGAATGAACACCATCACCATAGCTGAAATAGCTCAATTACAAGACCTATCAGCAGACTGGGTTATCAAGTTAAGAAAGACCTATTGGGCAGGTAAGTTTCCAGCACCATTGGTGTCAAAGGGTAATAAGCTAGTATTTGAGCGTAAAGAAGTATTGGAGATGCTAGAGAAGTATCCTTATATCAAAAGTGAAAAGAGTGCTAGAAGCAGGAAGATTACTAGAGATATGAGATGTGCAGAGTTTGCACCAAGAGCGTACACATTGGATTTGGACTATTTAAAATGGTTAAGTGGAGGGGTTAATGAAAGCATTAGACTGGCCTATCATGATTGCTAGGCTTAATAAGCAAATGAATTTAACTGAGATTGAAAAAGAAACTGGTATTCATTTCACGACACTTGGGAAAGTTAAACAAGAGTATCAAGTTATAACGGCATGGGATAATAGTATAGCACTATTAGATCTTTATATTAAGAAATTTGGCGCAGATGTGCCACGATATGGGGATCATAATGTCTAGAGAAAAAGAACTGCTCGCCCAGCCTGAAGGTATAACGCCAAGAGAAGGTTTAAAAGAATTTAAAAAAGGTTATGCACAAGCCGAGCAAGATTTAAAACGTGAGCCTTTGAGTGATGATGTAATAGCAGATTTATGGGGGGATAAATATGCTGGTAAAACTTTTATGGTTCGTAACTTTGCCAGAGCAATAGAAAAAGAACACGGTATTGGAGGTGGGGAATGACTGAAGATCAATTAAACGCTTTAATGAATTGGGTTGATGCCAAGATCAACAGTGCTATGGATAGTGATTGTATCGGTGCAAGTCTATGTGAACGTGAATTGCGTGAAGAACTTAAAAATATAATGATGAGTGAAACGACATATATTAGTGAGACGCAGTGGATGCAAGTTCCAGCGCCGTTGAGTGATGAAGCTTTGGGTCACTAATATTGGATATTGAATAATCAGAATCCTGGAGAATAAAAAATGAAAATAGCAAGTGTTGGGAAACGAACATATCAGGAAATAGAATTTGATGGTCTGGAGTTTAAATCGTCAAAATTTAGAAGATTTTCTGATGGGGTGTGGGAAGAATATTCTTATAGTTCGGATTGTGTTGGACATTGGGCGGTTCTTGCCGAACCTGAATTGTTTGAACAGGCATATCAGGAATGGAAAGGGTTTGTACAGTTAGTGCGGATTATAGAAAAAGAACACCGTTTGAGTTTGAAAAAATAGACGCAAGGTTTTAAAAAGTTTGGCCTGATGGAGCAATGCAATGACGGTAAATGGGTGAAAAAATGAAACTATACGAACTACACAAAGGCGATCACTTCGTTCTTAAAGATGATCCACAGAAAACACCATTTGAATTTGAAAAAATAGACGGTATGTACAGTAGATGTTATCTAAACGACAGGGTGTTAGTGCATCTTAATGCTAATGCGGATGTTATTAAGGAAACAATAATGGAGGGTGGAGATGAGTGAAACAAAAGAAAAATTTGATTTACCAAGCGTTATGACTGGAACAAATAATAAAGGTAATACGGTGATAACATTTTTTAATAATAACATGCCTTTAAATTCTATCGAGATGAATGATGAATACGTATTGCGTTTGATAAAAGCATTGTGTGCAAATATTAACGCAAGCTGTAATATTAATAGGATTTAAATTATGAGTGAAGCAATAGAGTTAATAATTATTTTAGTAGGATATGTTGGATGGTATTTTGCGTATTTTTTTTGGAAAGAATTTCATAAATTAAACTCTGTAAGTATTAAATCTGATTATTTACATCATCGGGAGATGGAATTAATGCAAGAAATGTATGAAGAAATGAGGTGTCTTTATGAGCATGATATTGCTACAAGAGATGAAGTCATTGAAAAACATAACCTTAAAATTTTTTATGGTATTAAGGAGGAAAAAGAAGGATGAATGAAGATCGAGAATTATTAAATAAATTTTTACTAAGCAAATGGAATTACTCAGAATGGTGTTTATTAAAAGAAGAAATTACCAAATATTTACAGCCTCAATACAATGATACTAAAGCACCATTTAAAAGTATCTGGAAAAACGGACAAATAGTAGGTTGGTATATAGATAACTCCGACCCTGACATAGAGCATATAGGAACTATTGAACATCATGGTAATAATAACTGTATCGGTGGGCCTTTTTTAGGGGTTACATGGAGAAATAAAATGATTCCAAAAGTAGGAACTAAACTTTATATTATCACAGAAAAAAAGGAGCTATGCAAATGACAACACACGATAGAATTAGCGTATACCTTTGCTATGGATGGGTAAACTTGAGTATGGGGATAAACTTTATAGGGTAGGTAAAAAAGGGGAATGAGATGAATAAAGATAAACTTATTGAAGCATTAGAAACGGCATTGGCTGAACTAAAACGGCCAACTATAAGTTTTACACCACCAAAACGTGAGCCTTTGAGTGATGATGAAATAATTCTACTAGGAGTGCAAAATTTATGTAACGAAGCTAATTCATTTAAGGCTTTTTGCTTTGCAAGAGCAATAGAAAAAGCACATGGGATAGGGGGATAAAGATGAATGAGATAGATATATTAAAAACAGTAATAGAAGATTTAAAAAATGATAACTTAATACTCAAGCAAACACTGCTTCAAGCGCAAAAAGAATATAGTGATAAAAGTGTAATGACCCTACGCGACCACTTTGCTGGGTTGGCTATGCAGACATTACCTAAAAACATGTATGACATGGAAACTTTAGCGAGAATGTCTTATGTAATGGCAGACGCAATGCTAGCGGAGAGGAATAAAGATGAAGAAACAAATTAAAGAACTACTCGAGTTATACGATAAAGCCGAGCATAGTCTATTGAGATACTACTATGCTGAGAAGATCATTAAAGAGTTGAAGGAGAAGAAATGAATGATGAAATAGCACGTTTGAAATCGGATTATGAAGAAGAAATAACTTTGTTAAAGTATGACATTGAAAAACGTAATGACCTGTTGAAAAAAGCATTAACATTAGATTTATGGGAAGTGCGTGGAAAATTAAAAGAAGAAATAGACGATTTGCTTAATCCCCCTTGGTATAACAGCATTCCTAAACAAGGTGTATTGTGTTGGGTTTACGATTTTGGAGGAGGAAAAAAAGTGGTAGACATTATTAAGGGTGTAGAGCTTAAAGAAGATTATAAGTTTATTGGATTATGTTCAGATTGGGAGGTTGCAACACCTTTGACCAATAAAGAAATAGAGGATTTTAAACGATGATTACTAAAGAAGATAACCATTTACATCTTGCAGTTGTGTTATTAACCGCAGTGATGATTGCATTAGCTATGATAGTTATTGATTTAATAGCGACTTGTTAAGCTAATATATTTTTGTCTAGGAGGAAAATAAAATGATGAGTGAATATAAAAACGCGGATGATTATCAAATAGATGGGACGCATTACAAAGATATGTCGATAGATCCCTGGGAAGTACAAGAACTTGTTTTAACTAGAGAAGAATTTATTGGTGGGTTAAAATCTCAAATAATCAAATATGCTATGCGCCAAGGTAAAAAAGAAGGAGCAGATCATGATGCTGAGAAAGCAAAACACTATGCACGAAAATTACGGGAGTTTTTAGCCAATGAGAAATGAACCTGTTGTATTAAGAGATTATATTCATATCCAAACAAAAGATATTGTCAATAGTACTTGCTACTATATTGAAGAGCTGCAAGATATTATTAAGGACGAAGAAGATTCAGAGTACATAGAGTATCAAAATGAAAACATAAGTCTTTTAAATATAGCAGGGGCCAGACTTGTTACTCAATACCGAGGAATAAAATTCTTATCGGTAGGTTTGATAGTGACAAATCTAATGTGGTTTGCTAACTTGATGGGATGGGTATGAAAGTTACAATAAAGTTAAAAGAGCCTATCCGTTTATCTGAAGAGAAGATACAACAAAAGACTAAAGGACA